CACGAACCCGGCGGCCGCCTTCGGCGGGTCCTGCTTGGCTTCGAGCTGGTCGAGGACCTCGTGGTACGTCGGGATGCCGTCGGCGTCGGAGAAGAGGGCACTGTAGCGGTAGGAGAGCCGCATAGTCCCGTTGCCGAGGTTCTGGGCGTCTTCTTCCAGGCGGTGGGCCGGAACGGCGCCCACACCGTCCTGCAGGGTGTGCATGATCCCGGCTGCGCCGTCTTTGACAGCGCGGGCCCATACGGACACGGAGACGTCGGTGGGTATGTAGCCGGGGACGAGCAGCCAGCGAGTGCCGTCGTCCTCGTGCTCGACAAGGGCGGGCAGGTGCAGCTTCAGATTGCCGACGCGGTGTTCGGCTCCGGGGAAGCGCTCATGGGCGTAGGAGGTGATGATGCGCAGCACGTGGTGGGTCCTTGCGCTGAAGGGTGTTGAAGATGGCCCGGTCCGCCCCGGGTGGAACAACGCAGCCCGTAGCTTTGGCGTGAGGAGGGCTGGGCCCGTATCTGACGGGCACCCGGGGCGGACCGGTGTCTGTGTGCCTGGGTCAGGCGGCTGCGGCGCCCTGCTGCGGTGTGCCGAGCATCTGGATGCGGCTGCGCAGGTCGTCGGAGATGTTCGCCGGGCCGCTGGCGTCGGCGGCCGGGAGGTTCACCATGCCTCCGGTGGTGGCCGTGGCGGCGGTGACGGTGCCGTCCTTTTCGACCGACTTGGTCGGGTCGAAGAAGCGGGCGTAGTACTCGTCGGTGGCCTTGTCGCCGACGATCTCCTCCAGGGAGATGCCGCGCTCGTTGACGGCCTGGAGGTACTTCTCCCAGGCGGGGGTGCCGGGTCGGACGTCCGGGATCGGGTCGATCGGGACGATCTTGTACTCGGTCTCGGTGCCGGTGCCGCTGCGGGTGATGGAGAAGTCCCGGTCGGAGACGGTGCCGTACAGGCCGTGGAGGGCCTTGAGGTGGCTGAAGAACCCCTTCATCGGCATGTTGATGACGAGGATGCGGGGGTAGTTCAGCTTGTTGCCGGTCGGCTTGCCGTTGGCGTCGAGTTCGTCGACCTCGTCGATCTTGTCGCGGACGCCGATGACGACGCCCTGCTTGGCCGGGCCGCCGAGGGCCTCGCTGCCGTCGCCGCGCACCAGCTCTCGCTCGATGGCGAGGGCCCAGACGCGGACGCGGGGGGTCGCCTGCTTGCCGAAGGAGTTCTTGAGCTTGGCGTCGCAGATGTAGCAGTCGCCGTAGTGGCCGGTGAAGGCCTTGTCGTAGCGGCAGACCGAGGTCATGGCCTTGGGCCACTTCTCGGCGTCCTTGGGGCCCGGCTTGGTGGGGACGAAAGAGTGCTGGTCGACCCAGATCCAGTCGTCGTGGTCGGTCAGCAGGCGCAGGACGGTCGACTCGCCGTCGTCCTTGAGGCCGAAGAAGTCGGGGCCACGGCGGCCGGACGAGGAGACGTTGGCCTCCTTCTCGGCCTGCTCGGCGGCGGTACCACCACGGCGGAAGCTGATGGGGGCAGAGTTCGTGTTGGCGGTCACGAAGGCTCCTGATGATCTTGATGGGGCGGTGAAGCCGGTTATGCGACGACGGCAGTGGCGGCTGCCGTAATCAACTCCCCGGTCACTATGGCCCGTTCGTGGAGAAAGACGACGGGAATTCCGATGTCTCGCACCACAAGGAACGGCAGGTCATTGGAGGCGTGGAATCCCACGGCGAAGTGGGTGCATCCACGGCCCGTCAGGGCCTGCGCGAGCCCTTCCCGCCACCGGGCCAGCCTGCCGACGTCGTCGCAGGTAGAGGCCAGTAGAAGGTAGGAGTACGGCCATGTGGCCGGGGGGTTGGATGGGGGATGGCGGTCCCCGTCTCCGTCATCATCAAAGCCTTCGGCGGAACCCGAAGCAAGAAATCGGAGGAGCGGATTTTCCGTCTCCTCGGCCAGAGTTTCAATAATGTCTCTGGCGGTCCTTCCGGTGCCGTATTCGGCGTTCTCCCGGGAGGCCTGAGCGGCAGCCTGGCGCAGGATCGCCTGGACCGAGGACCGATCGACGAAGGTGCTGCCGGACTGCATGCGGTCGTACGCGGCCCGGCGCTTGGCGTTGATGAGCACCTTGAAGATCTCGGTCAGCTCGGCGTCGTCAGGGCCGCCGAGGGCCTGGTACGCCTCGCGGATCTCCCGCTTGCTAGCGGTCGGCAGCACGCCGAGCCGGGCGTAGTAGCCGTTGACGTCGTGGACGACCGGCTCCGGACGGGATGGCGCCGGTACCATGGCGGTGCTGGTGGAGATGATGATGTGCTCGGGACGGCCTTTGATCCGCAGTCCCGTCATCGCCTACTCCCCCTCGCCCTCCGCCTCCTCGCCCTCCGCGAGGATGCCCGCGCGCTCCGCCTCGCTGAGCGCCACGGCGGTGCGGACCAGCTGGCCCTCTTCGTTGTCCTTCGCCACGGCAGTGATCGTGCCGGTGCCGAACTTGAGCATACGTGCCTCCCTGGGGTCACCCCTTCGGCTTCTGGCCCCGGGTCAGACAGCGCACCGGCCAGGGTGGTCGGGCTGGAAGCAGCGGTGGCAGTACAGGACCTTCGGCTGCTCCCAGACCTGCCAGGGCACCGCATGCTCGTTGACGAGGACGTCGTACATCTCGTCGGACATCTCGGCGGGGTCGGCGGCGAAGGGGCTCTGGACGACCCAGTTCTGGCACCAGCGGGAGGCCCGCTCGGGGGCGCCAGGGAAGAACCGGCCGTTGAAGGTGCGGCCCGCGACGGCGCGCCACCCGGCGGGGTCGTTGTCCATGAACCAGATGAGCTTCTTACGGCCGTTGACCAGGTGCTTGATCTGCTCGTCGGTAACGACAGCGCCGAAGGTGCCCTCGACGTCGCTGTGGTGCTGGTGGCGAAGCTGGCTCATGGGTGACTCGACGACGACGACCTCGGTCCGCAGGGGTCGGTAGTCGAAGATCGTCTCGTCGCGGGGGAAGGCCGGAGTGGACAGGTACTTCGGTGCGGTGGGGTCGGCGCCGGGCAGGCGGCGGGACTGCCAGCCGACGAGGTCGCCTCTCCAGTAGTGCGGGATGACGGCGCGGGGGCCGGTGCGCAGCCGGTCGACGTAGCCGTCGGGGTCGGTGCACAGGCGCATGCGGATGGCCGTGTCGATGGGGATCTGGCGGTCGTCGAGGATGTAGCCGTCGATGCCCTCCCAGCGCTCCAGCATGCGGTCGCTGTAGACCGGCATGGGCGGCCGGGCCTTGGGGGTGTAGAGGGCGTCGAAGAAGCTGAGCATGTCGGGCAGGCCGACGGCGCGGGTGAGTCCGGCTTCGCCCAGGAGCCATTCGCGGGCCTGGTCGATGGTGGTGTCGCCGCGCACCGTGGCGATGAGCCAGAGGATGGTGCCGCTGGACTGGCAGCCCAAACAATTAAAAAGTAGCTTCGATGCCGACAGGGCGGCGGTGGGGTTGCGTTCCTGGTCGTTGTGGAAGAGGCCGACCGGGCACGGGATGATCAGCTCGTCGCGGACCTGCCGCTTGACCTGGATGCCGAGGGAGTCGAGGACGTCCTTGGCGAGCTGGGCCTTGTGCTCGTCGGGGAGCGCAGCCAGCTGGTCGAGGTCAGTCGTCATAGGAGGAGGCCGCCTTGACGCGGGCCAGGTCGGCTGAGGTGGCCACTCGCTCGCTCCAGACATATCCGCAGCCAGCACAGCCCCGACAGAGGTGCTCGGTGGTCTCATCAGGGACCTGGTCGGGCTCCTCGGACATCGCGACGATGGCGTCGCGGCGTTCCTTGCACATGCCGACGACCACGGTGTCGTGGTACTCGGTGACGGGGAACTGGGTGAGGCACTTTGGGCAGCGGCTCTCGGGGTCGCCGGTGAAGGCAACGAGCCACGGGCCGCGCGCGGTGCAGGTCATGCGGCAGCCTTCGCTTCCTTCTGAACGGCGCGCTCCGTGGCGCGCAGGGCACGGTGGGCTTCGCGGCAAGTGCACTCCGGGTGCGGAGCGAGCTGGAGTTCAGCCTTCTTGAAGTGGGCACGGTAGCCGCGTTCGGAGCCGCAGATGGGCCGGAGCGGTGCGTGGAAGGGGTTGATCCGGCTGCCGGGGATCTCGGCGAACTGCTTCTGTTCCTCGGCGCGGCGGGCGTCCGCCTCCGCCTTCTCTTTGCGCTTGCGCTCTGCTGCGGCCTCCTTGTAGGCCTGCTGGCGTGCGTTGTGGGCCAGGCGGCAGGGCTCGCACGTCTCGCCGAGTTCCTTGTGACGGCGGTAGGCCATCTCGTTGCCGCAGTCCGGCGGGATGATGTCCGCCTCGGTGATACCGAGGGCGGCCCAGCGCTCGGACTGGGTCTCTCCGCCCCAGATGCCCCACTCGCGGCCCTCGCGGCCAGCGCGGCGGCAGGAGAGCTTCGCAGGGCAGGTCTCGCAGATCCGGAGGGCCTTGCGGGCGGCCTTGGTCTCGCGCGTCTTGCCGGTGTCGAACCACTCGGGGTGACGGGCGCAAGGGAAGGCGTAGGCGATCACAGGGTCACCTCGCCGAGGACGTGCTGGGTGCCGTACCAGGGCTCCCAGGCGCAGCGCCAGTTGGTCAGGTCCATGCGTCGGGACGCGAGCATCTGCAGGGTGGCCATACCGGCGGCTACCTCGGTTTCTGAGCGGATGAGGCCGAACACCCAGGAGCTGTAGCGCTCGATCGCGGCGGAGTCGGCGATGTGCCTCATCTCCAACCGCCCTTCCTTCTGAGCAGCGGCGACACCTTCGCGGTTGATCTGGCAGTTCAGGAACACCGGCGGGGTGTAGCGGCCGGTGGTGATGAGCTGGGACAGCTCGTTCATGATCTCTGCGATGGTTTCGTGCTTGGGTCGCCGGGCGTTCGGGCTGGGGTGCTGGATGTGGGAGAGCTGGTCGATGATGATCGACTTCGCGCCGTAGGACTGGGCCTGCCGGATGAGCGTGGTGGGAGTGCGCAGGCTGGCGTCCGGAGAGAGGACGTGCAGGCCGTCCTTCAGGTCCTGCTCGTTCTCGGCGAGCCAGGTGCGGACTCGGTCGACGTCCTCGGGCGTACAGGTGCCCTTCTGGTACTCGCGGTAGTCGACGCAGCAGATCTGGCAGGCGAGCCGGTCGTACGTCATCGTCACGCTGTTCTCCAGCGTGTACAGCACGGTGACGCGACCGCGCTTCCACTCGTTGTGCGCGACATGGCTGGCCGACCAGGACTTGGCCCCCTTGGGGGGTGCGCACCATGCGCAGATCTCCCCTTCGTGGATGCCGAGGGTGTGCTGGTCGACGGCGTCCATGCCGACGGACATGCCGGTGATGACCTTCGGGGCGGCCGCGCGCTGGTCGTAGCGGGCGAGGCTGTCTCGAAGGCCTTGGACGCCCTCGACCTCGTCCTTGCGGTTGCGGACCGACATGGACAGCTGCTGGAAGGCGGCGGCGGCCCGGTGGACGGCCTCGACGCGCTCGTGCGGCTCGGCGCCCGCCAGCTCGACAGCGATCTCACGTTGCAGGCGCTGGGACTCGGCGAGGACGTACTGGGACTGCAGGTACTCGATCGCCGGGCCGACGTCGTCGAGCTCCAGGTCCTCGTCGGGCAGCGTGATGTTGCACTGCTCCAGCCGGTGCCCCCACTGCTCCATGAGGAGCTCGCGGGAGGGGGCCTTGTTCCGGCCGGAGCGGTAGAAGTAGGAGACCGCCCAGTCGACGACGTCGCGCATGCCGGTCGTCGGGATGCACGCCGGTTCCAGGCCGGTATCGGCCAGCTCCTCCAGCGCGTCTACGTCGGTGAGGCTGGCGTAGAGGACGGTCTCAGCGTGCAGGCTCACGGGCGCCCCTGAGGCAGGTTGTCGACGTCGTCGGCGACCATGCGCAGGCCCATGGCGCAGCCCGCGACGAAGGGGTTGTCCTCGGCGTGCTTCATGATCTCGGCTGCGAAGTAGCGGATGGCATCGCCGGGGGTACGGCGCAGGAAGGGGACGTCTTCTTGTACAGGTGCCTCGGTGCCCTTCTTGACGGCGGAGGCCAGGGCGGCCGCGCGCCTGTAGATCTCGGGCCAGGGGGCGCCGCTACCGAGACCGAGCGCGGTGGAAACGCTGTAGCGCTGCTGTTCGAGGCGCTCCTTCCAGGCGCGGCACTGCTTGATGATGGCGTCGTTGCGCTTCTGCAGGTCGATCAAGGCCTGGTTCGCGGTGGCCAGCTCGGACTCGGGGGCCCGGAAGTCGTGGACGAGGTCACGGAGCCTGCCCTCCAGCTTGTCGAGTTCGGTCTTCGACGTGCCCAGGAGGGTCTGCAGGGTGCGGAGCTTGTGGTCGACGACGCGGATCTGCTCACCGGCGTTCACGGCGGAGGTGCCCGCCCTCGGCGCGTAGTGTCGGGTGACCCGGTTGTCGGCGGTGGCCTCCCAGGCAGTGACCGCTTCGACGATGGCCCTCCCCTGGCCGACGGTCTTGGGGATGGAGTCGTACAGGTCGCTCATGTCATACCGCCGTGATGGGTCGGGCCAGGCCGAGTTCGGCTTCCTGGCGGGAGAGTTCGCGTCGCTGGGGCCGGTAGTCGGCTCCGGTGACCTCGATGAAGTCGGCGGTCTCGCTGAGAAGGCTCATCGCGTAGACGCCGTAACCCTGCTGGATCTCTTCGGGGGTGCGGTTGCTGGTGATGATCGTGGGGGCGGCGTCGGAGACGCGGGAGCGGATGATGCGGTCGACCATGTCGTCGACCACGTCGATCCGGCCCTTGTTCTCCTTGCCCATGTCGTCCATGGCGAGGACGTCCACGTTGCGTACGCGGCGCGTCCAGTGCTCCTTCTCGTCCTTGTCCCTCCAGCTGGACGTGAACAGGTCGAGCACGTCGTTGAACTGGGAGAAGTGAGCCTGGAATCCGTTGGCCATGAGGAACTTGCACAACAGCGCGAGGAGGAGCGTCTTGCCGGTGCCGGGGCCCTTGGACCACAGAACGAGGTTGCGTCCTGCGGCGATGTTGCGGGCCGCCTGCAGGGCGTAGTCCATGGCCTGGGAGACGATGTGCTCCGGGATCGCCTTGATGTCGTCCCAGCCCAGCCTCTGGTAGTTCAGCGGGATGCCCGCGTTAAGGAACCAGAGGTGCATCAGCCACTGCTGCTGGCACTGGCACTCGTAGGTGGTGATCTCGTCCGTACGGCGGCCTGCGGCGTCGTCGGCGTACCAGCGATAGGTCTGGCCGTCCCGCTTGAGGCAGGTCAGGCAGGACTTCTTGGGGTCGGTCCACAGGCGGGGCCGGGTGGCCTTGAGCCGGTTGAAGTCCGGGTCGGACAGCGGATGGCATGACGGAGGCGGGGGCGGTCGCTTCAAGGCTGGCGGTCCTTGATGAGGGCCCGGTGGCGGCCGGGCAGGATGGATCAGAAGGTCTTGCGGAGCACGCTGTCGGCGCAGGGGGTGTCTTCCAGCTCGTACGCCTGGAGGATCTTGAACCGCTGGATGTGCGTGTTGAGCAGGTTCTGCTCCCAGTTGCTCATCTTCTGGTGCCAGACGGCGCGGTTCTGAGGGATGTGGCGCTCGGGCTGGCTGCAGCAGACGTCGAAGCCGCCGTGGCGGGGGCACTCCATCTCCGGAGTGGTGCCGCCGAGGCAGAGGTAGGCGTCGGGGCAGCAGGTCGGCTCGCTGTCGGCAGGGCGGAAGGTCACGGCGGGCAGCATGAACAGCTCAGACATCGGCGAGCCGCTCGCTGATGGGCCCCGCGAAATACGAGTCGTTGCCTTTGGTGAAGCGGGTGATGGTGACCGGTGCGGACCGCCAGAAGCCGTCCTGCTGCTCGAAGGCGAAGCGCGCGATGGGCCCGGCCTGGTTGCCCCAGCGGTCGGCGAAGCTCTTGAAGATCGAGTTGACCTTGGCCGACTCGTGGCGTGGCTGGGGGCCGTGGCGCTCGGCGATGGAGCGCATGACGTAGTCGCGCAGCTGCTCCCAGGACCAGTCCATGGGGGCGTCGAGGAGGTCGGTGGCGGCCATGGACACGGGGCCGGGCGCAGTGGCGGGACGGATGGTCGCCAGCGGCGCGGACGCCATGGCGGCCTTGCCGTAGGCAGCAGCAGAGAAGTCGAGCACAGGGGTCTCCAACCTGGCGGTGGCTGGGCACGGCAAGATGGCGGTCTGCCGTGGAAGAGGGCCTCTTGGCGGTGAGGCGTTTTGACGCTAACCGCCGGTCCAGGTCGAGAGCAAGAAAGTGGCCTACCAGAGTTCTCCGGCCATCAGACGGCGTTGGATGTCGCGGAGCTGGAGTTCGTTCAGGAACTTCCACAGGGCCTGCCAGGCGGCGTCCGTGCCGGGGGTGACGGGCATGAACGGGCCGGGGCCGGTGGGGATGATCTCGTAGGGGGCGTCGCGGAGGTCGACGAGCTGGCGGTAGACGGCGATCTCGCCCTTGTCGCGGGCCTCGGCGATGGCCTGGTGCTCGACGGAGTCCAGGTCCCAGTCGGCGGCCGTGAGGTGCTTGAGGGCGTAGACGTCGCCGATGCCCTTGACGCCGGGGATGCCGTCGGTGGCGTCGCCGGTCAGGGACATCACGAGGGGGCGTTGGGCGGGCGTGCAGCCGTAGTGCTCGATGACCTTGGCCTCGTCCCATCGGTCGGTGGGGGTGTTGGCGCTGGAGACGCGGATCTGCGTGCACTCGTACCCGTTTGGGGTCTCGCCGACGAGCTGCAGGAGGTCCTTGTCGCTGGAGAGGATGACGACCGGCGCGTAGGCGTGGCGCCAGTGGGCAGCGATGAGGTCGTCGGCTTCGTACCCGGGGAGGTAGGTCCAGGGGACGCGGGCGAGGGAGAGGAACTGGCGGACGAGTCGGCGCGTGACGCTGCGGTACTCGTCGGTGACCTGGGGCCGGTTGGCCTTGTAGGCCGGGTAGATCTGCTTGCGCCAGTCCGGGCCGCTGTCCCAGAGCACCATGACGCGGAAGGGCTTCACCTCGCGTATGTAGCGGGAGATGGTGTTGATGAAGACGACGAGGCCGCTGGTGTCGGTGCCGTCGTCGCTGTGCATGGAGGTTCGGCGTGTGGCCTCGACGGCGCGTATCAGGATGTTGTTGCCGTCGATGAGCAGGGTGGGTCGCATCAGGACGTCGGCTTCCGCTTGTGCAGTTCAGCGACCGCGTGCAGGATCTCGCAGGCGCCCTGGAGGGTGTGGCCGTCGATGTCGCCGCGTTGGTAGAGGGCCCAGGCGAGTCGCTCGATGTCTGCCAGGGTGAAGCGGCGTTCGCCGGTCTTGCCCCGGGGGACAATGCGGATCACCAGCGGGGTCTCGTCGTCCACCATCAGGGGGGTCTTCTGGTAGGGCGGTCCCTTGAGCCGTTCCTTCATCCATTCCGGGGTCCGTCCGAAGAACACCTCGGCGACCACTCCCGGCTGGAAGTGCGGACGGCGCAGTGGTGGCATGCCCGATGGCACCTTGTACCTCGGGTCCTTCTCCAC